CTGTAAGAACAGAGCAGTTTACAACGCCATTCTTGATTCGATCAAGATCATTGACGGTAAAGATCCAGCGCATACTCAAGACGCCATACCATCTATCCTCTCGGATGCGTTGGCAGTATCATTCGACAATCATGTAGGACACGACTACATAATTAATGCACCAGAACGATATGACTTCTATCACAAAGTCGAAGAGAAGGTTGCATTTGATCTTGACATGTTCAACAAGATCACTAAGGGTGGATTGAGCAAGAAAACATTGAACATTGTTTTGGCTGGTACTGGTGTTGGTAAATCGCTGTTCATGTGTCACGTAGCAGCATCTACATTGATAGCAAACAAAAATGTATTATACATAACTATGGAGATGGCTGAAGAACGTATCGCTGAACGTATTGATGCGAATCTTTTGAACCTAACCATGGACGAGTTGAAGGTTGTAGATAAAGATATCTTCGAGAGCAGGATTGATAAGATCAACAATAAGACGCAAGGTAAACTTATTGTCAAAGAATATCCAACGGCTAGTGCTCATGCAGGTCACTTCCGTGCTTTGCTCGAAGAGTTGAAGATGAAACTGGAGTTTAAGCCAGATATTATTATGATTGACTATCTGAACATTTGTGCCAGCCAGCGTATGAAAATGAGTGCAAATGTAAACTCTTATACATATATTAAGGCAATCGCTGAGGAGTTGCGTGGTCTGGCAGTTGAATATAATGTTCCAATTATATCAGCTACGCAGACAACCAGATCTGGTTACACAAACTCAGATCCAGGATTGGAAGATACTTCTGAATCATTCGGTCTTCCAGCCACAGCTGACTTTATGATTGCGTTGGTGAGTAATGAAGAGTTGGAACAGTTGAATCAGATTATTGTTAAGCAGTTGAAAAATCGATATAGTGATCCAAACTATTACAAGAGATTTGTTATTGGAGTTGATCGTTCTAAGATGAAACTTTATGATGTTGAAACATCTGCTCAGATTGGTCTGTCAGACTCTGGGCAAAGAGAAGATGATAGTCCAGCATTCGACAAAAGTGATTTTGGTAAAAGAATGCAGAACGATTCTTTTAAAGGGTTTAAGTTTTAAGGAGAAAAGATGAAAGTTATTGTTGCTGATAAGAAAGTTGACTGCGAACATTTACTTGGGCAGTTTCTTGACGATAGTCATTATGACACTTTGATCGAGGAAGACGCAGACGTATACATGCCACATATTCCAGGACAAGCAGAGTCATTGTCAGAAGAAAGAGTAATCCTCAAGTTTCGTAAGAATTATTTTACGCAAGAGCAGCAGGATCAAGCATACGTTGGTCTGCGCGAAGCAGCAACTGAAACCCAGAATCGTGGGTTGGCAGCTGGACCACGTGCAGAAAAACTTGGAAATCGCGAGTGGGTTACAGAGTATCAGTATGATATCTTAGATCAATTTCTAAAGCCAGCAGAAAATCTTTTTGGTGAAGATCCAATCGAAGAGATCAGGAAAAAATATGGAAGCAAAAAAGATTCTGTATCTAATAGAGCCAGAGTTTGGTCTATAGAAAGAGTCAAACAAGAGAACTTTGATTTCGAAACATGGGTAGAAAATGCCAGGAAGATGTCCAAAGATCAGGCAAGAGATTCTGCTGAGTTTGTTGCAGATAAACTAATCTGTCAAACTACATATGCCAACTCTGTTAACTCTGGCATTGCTGGATGGTTTGATCGTTATCCCAGAATCCCGTATGGTCGCGCTACTTCTTATACCAGAGATAATTTTGACAAGTTTAAGATGGCGTTTCCATTTCTTCAGACATTGGCAACAGGATTCAAAGAACTTATGCCATGGAGATATGGCAATCAGATGGAAGCTGCCAACAAACTTGATTCTAGATTTCTTGTACCGCAAACTCCATTCACTACCGTGACGGTCAACAAAACATTTAGAACCGCAGCACACAGAGATGCTGGCGATCTAAACTCTGGTCTTTCCAATCTTCTTGTATTGACAAACAATGGTAACTACTCAGGAGCATATCTTGTCGCGCCAGAGTATAGAGTAGCAGTTAATGTAAGACCTGGAGATTTGCTTCTTATTAACAATCATGATGTAATTCACGGCAACACACCAATTGTTTGCAATGACGATGTAGCTGAGAGAATTAGTCTTGTATGTTACTTTAGAGAAAAGATGTTAGAACTTGGTAGTAAAGAATACGAAGATACTCGATTTGACTTTGTTGAGTCAAGAAGACTAAACAAAGAGCACCCAGAGTGGCGTCCGCTTTGGAATGGAGTATCCCAAGGAATGTGGACAAGTGAGGAATGGTATACATATTGTGAGGCTAAACTTGGTCGTTCTGAAATGTTAAAGATGCATCCAGAATCAGAGAAGTCAACTATTGAGGAGTTCTTCGCATAATGTGTGCCGTTATCGGTGTGATTGTACAGAATCCTTCCAAAGAGGATTTTGAAATGATACGCAGAGTTTTCCAAGAGTCTAAGATTCGTGGGATGCATGCTACTGGTATATCATTTCTACCTAAATGGTCTGCTGGAATCGAAACTATACAGGATCCTATCCCAGCAGATGCGTTTGTTGAAAAGTATATGCACAATGACAATCTAAAAGATATGGTTTCAGATGACGGAAATCTTTATATGATTGGACATTGTCGCTACTCAACGAGCGATTTGGAATACAATCAACCACTTTACTACAATGAAAAATCTATAGTTCATAATGGAGTTATTACTCAAGAACTGCCAGAGAAGTGGAAAGAACTATACAACTATGACTGCATTACGAAGAATGACAGCGAGTTAGTTTTACATTCTGATGATGCACTGAAAGAGTTTTCTCATATGTCTATGGGTGTTGTGGAACTATATTTAAATAGATCAATACGATTCTACAGAAACGGCAAACGTCCATTATATTTTACATCATTACGAAATGGATACGTCGTAACTTCTACATCAGATATAGCAAGACGTGCTGGTCTTGAGATGCCATCAGAAGTTCCAATGAATACATATATGACAATAGACTCTAATCTTATAACTGATATTAAGAAAGTTTATGTTGATAATCTTGACTTGCAAGAGGTAGAATATGAAACAGTATCCATCTGAGAATTATACTTGGGGTTATGAAATAGAATGGGGTGACATTGATCGCCGTTTAGAGGTTCCTGATAATCTTGGCAAATGGGAATATGCAGAAACTGACATTGTAAATATCCACGATCCTTTTAAATATGTGGCATGTGATCCTCTAGGTGAAGAGCCGTATATGGGTGGCGAGATAAATACCAAGCCAACTAAAACTTGGAAAGAACAAGTTGATCGTATTATGGATTTGCATACCTTCTTTGTTGGTAATGGGAATCAACCATCTGCTTCTTGTGTCAATCATGGACATTTACATGTATTTGTTCCTGGTCTTAAAGATGATGTAGATGCTCTTAAGCGTTTGGTTAAATATATCAAAGAGAATCAAGATGATGTTATTGAGTCTTGCTATCAGTTTTATGAGGCAGGACAGATGAAGTCTTGTAAAGGTGCTAAGATGTATCTTAAGTATGATGGCGGAAGAGCAATGCCAGAGTATATGTGCGATAACATTATTAACCTAGCAAAAAACTTTGAAGACTTTATTCGTTTACATGCGGCAGGTAAAGATGGAGTTTCTATGGGCAGACCATTTAGATATGCCATCAATACATATTGTATGAAACATACAGGCACTATTGAGTTTCGTTGTTTTAGATCATCAGTTAGTAGAGAGGAAATAGAATCGCAATTTAGGTTCGCAGAGAAATTTATTTCTGCTGCACTAAACGATGGACCATCCGTCAAAGAAATTCTTTCTACTGATGACTACAAATTTCCGCCATTTGTATGGAATCTAAACGAATACGTTGGATGGGAGAAAACAAAGTATCCCAAAGAACGTGGTGAAAAGCATCGTGAGTACCATGAAGTTGCATAAGTGCACTAAAGAAGAATTCATATCTCAAATATCTGAACACAAAGCGGATAACTTCGCTAAGACTTTCGTCGCCAAAGCAAACATGCAAGAACAATGGGATTGCTGCATGGGTGCCTGGAATAACGATGAGTTGTTAGGCGCAATCATAACTACCGTATCTAAAAAAGATCCAAAGGTAGCCAATCTACAATTACTTCATACGTTTTATAAACACAGAGGAAAGGGAGTCGGTAAAGCACTCACTGACTTTTCTTTAACTCACGCAATAGCATCTGGGGCAGTTTACTTTAGAGTTTCTGCAGAGCCAGATGCAGTTCAATTCTATGAGAAATGCGGATTCAAGTTTTGGGGGAAACAGAAGTCTGGTTGCAGTCTTTCTATGTTCAAGGTTGCAGGCAAAGACTATGCCACTGGAATATACGATGAGAACGATCCTGTGATCAGGAAAGCACTATACAGCGGTCGGAAGGGAAGTCTGGCTTCGTCCTATACGGTGCAAGAAAGTGTTGACTTAAATTCATTTCTGTAGTATAATAGAGTTATATTATGGAGGAGTTGATACATGGCTTTTGAAGCATTTGTTTATGGATACAGAAACCAAGAAAATGGTAAGATGTATATTGGGTTCCGAAAAAACTCAGAAATTAACGATGGATATGTTTTCTCGTCAGAAGATCCAGAATTGACCAAAGCATGGGGGTTAGGACTTCTCCATCGTTCCATCCTTTATCGTGGTGATCAAGTTACAGCAATTACTATGGAGCGTAAGCTGCTGAAGTATGCAGATGCTCGGCGTAGTGATAAGTTCTATAACAAGTCAAATGGTGGTGGTATAGGTATCAAAGATTATACCACTATCAGTGACACTGAGGCTAAAATAGGTATTGACTGGATAAATGGTATTGACCCTGTTGAAAATCGCGATGTCTATGATTTTGTAGATGGAGACCTGGTTAATAAAATTTGGAAAGATGTTCAAGCTGGCAAGTATCAAGTTATCGAAACTTTGGTGAAAGAGATTCTCAAATATAAACAGAATCAAGTTCGCTTGCTTATGATTGACCACAAGCACATGTATGAAATCTCTGAATATATGCAGAATGATCCTGCTGAAGCGAGAAAACACGTTTCCCCTATTATAGTTTCAGTTAGTGCTGATGGTACTCGTACGATTATCGACGGCAACCATACTTCACGTGCTGCTGATAAAGCAGGTTGGGTTACGGCTCCAGTTATCTTCATTAACAGCAGTGAGTTTAATGATAATCAATCTAACATTGACCAGTTTGGTATCGTAGCCAACCACAACCCCAAGCAGAAGAAGGGCAACAAACCTGAAGATTGTCAACGTAACATTATCAATCTTTACATGAACAACCTGAAGGTATTGGATGACGATAATTTCACTTTGATGCGCGATGAGAAGTTCAAAGAGACTTGTTTGAAAACATACAAGCTGATGTGGACTCCAAAGATGATCGCTAAGAATTTGGAACGTGCTATTGAACGTCTACGTACTGAAAAAGCAATTGCCACGATGAACTTTCAACTTTATTCGAAGAGAGATCTCGAAAAAATCTCTAAACCTATCGAAAAAGAAAATCCAAAACTTGCAGTTATTACTATCACTTCTGGTTCGATTTACAACTCTGGTGTTGGTGGTATAATGAATAAGATGGGTGGTATGGATACCTGGGAGGGTTTGATTGTGGCGCATCACAGTAGTCTGGAAGAATATGAGAACTGGAAAGATTCTGAAAAGAAGTTGACTTCTGCTATGAAGCGCATTCACCCAAAATGTAAAATCAAATATGTAATTTTGAACTCATTTAAGAAACAAACAAAAGTTAAAGTTTGATGGATTATAGACTAAAAGAAAATCGACGTGAATCATTTATCCGCTGGTATGCGTGGTCATTGAAGTTTAATGATTGCGACCCAGCGGTTTGGTGCACTAACTATCTAAACAAAAGATATCTACATAATAACGAACAGCGTCTTTGGTTATGCTGGCTCTATGGCAATACCTACTATCTGCCAACTGCATGGGTACTAATGAATGAGTTCCCTGACTTCGAACTGGCTACAGTTGACAGAATGGAACAATGGAATACTGCCAACTACAAACGTCTTCGTTATCAAACAGATACAAAATGGAATAAAGGTCACCTGCCTTCCATGTTTGCTTCTTATCAAAAATTTATAGGTGACAAAGATCAACGTGCCGTATTGGAGAGTTATTATGGTGATACAGAAGAACAGTCATTTGACAATTTGTGGACAAGCATTAAAAGTGGGCTTCACAAGTTTGGTCGTTATTCCACTTGGTTTTATCTTCAGCATCTTAAGCATACTGCTGGGATTAGGATTAATCCTACTAGCCTCATGCTTAATGACTTTGATGGCTCTCGCAGTCATCGTAATGGGCTTCTTCTCGCCATTGGACAGGATGACAAATACGATGTCAAACTTACTGCAGGAGATTATGATAGACTTGAACAAGAAGCGAAGTCGATCCTTGAGGAAACCAGACATAGATTCCCACATCTAAATCATACTGTTGAAGGCAGGCAGAAGAAATCATGCAGTGCGAGAGCGACGGATGGTATGGTATTGATTGGGATGTTTTGTGGCAGGCGAGAAACGAAACAATCGACCACCGACTGGACCATAGACGTGGGATCGATAAAGAAAAGTTTAGTTACTTTTTAAGGACTGGCAAGACCGAGAAGTTAGAGTGGATGTTTAATGATGAAGTAAAACCTTTATATGGATTGGAGGCATTTGTATGAGAAAGATTGTTGCTGTAGGGGGATCTCCTGGGACTGGTAAAACTACTCTGTTTAGAGAGTTTATGCTTTCCTATGACTGGAATAAATGCGAGCCTAAGAAAATGCTCCCTGCTCTATTCTGCGAGGAGTTAAATCTATATGTGCTCGGTAAATATGAGGAAGGTGAGACCTTTGCTGGAACCGATCGTCTTTCCATGGCAGTCCAGCCCATAGCCCAAGAGTTCGCCAGCGAGACTAAGGCGAATCTCCTTTTCGAAGGAGACAGGATCTTCAATCAGTCCTTCTTAGAGTTCTGTATGAAACTTCCAGGGATAGATCTACAGGTAGTTTATCTAAAAGCACCCAAAAGTATCCTGGAGCAGCGATATAAGGAAAGAGGGTCGGATCAATCTGAGCAGTTCCTAAAAGGAAGGGAAACTAAATATAGTAATATACTATCTAATTTCGAGTTAATGCCCTATATCACTGAGTTTTCCAACACCAACTTAGAGGAACAAGGGAAAATTTTGGAGTTTTTGGAGAAGAATCTAACCTAAAACCCACGATTTTCTGGGATGTAAAATGAAATTCCTAGAAACGCTAGATTACGACTGGATAGAGATGCTCAACTTTCACGAGCGACCATTCAGAGCGAAGTTTATTCCTGCAAAAGTATGGAATGACCTGGATAAGTATCGTAACGATTCCAGGGGATTGACCAACTACTTCAAGAAATGGCGAACCAAGATTGAGTTCCGCCAGGAGAAATCCAAA